GGGCGACTTCCAAGCGTCGCTTTATTGGATACTGGGCCGAAACTTCCGAGGGTGGATGAAGGCGGGACGGTGGATAAACGAAGAGGCAGAGCGGGCAAAGCGGGAGGAGGATATCCGCGCACGGACACCGCAAAGAGGGCGCGAGGTTACGGGCAACACCTTTCTACCTCCAGACGAAACGATCATAGATTTACAGCCACAAGGGGGCATACAATGGCAACTCCAGACGCACTAAGGGCCGCACTGCAAACGCTTATCGACAACGGCAACCGGATCCCCGATGGGACCACCGCCGCACGAATCGGCGAACACTGGGCGCGATACTTCGAAGAGGTATCAGACAACGACCTGGAGGAAGCGATCCACAGGGTGATCCTCACGCGATGGGCCAACACGTGGCCGACCATTGGCGCCGTGCTCAACCAACTACCGCGCAACCAAAACCTGAAACGCCTAGCCGCCCTGGATGATGCCGACGAAATATTCGGCCAGGTACTCGAGCTTGTGGGCAAGCGCGGGCATATGCGACCACCCCAAGCGCACGAATACGACGACGACGCCGCGCGCTCCCGGGCTATCGCGGCGGGTGTCAGGGCCGCCGGTGGTTGGAAAGCCCTCTGCATGCAAACAGAATTTACACAAGCCGCAAACCGCGCCGCCTTCCGCGCGGCCTACAAATCCAACCGCGAGAAATCCGAGATCCTCGGCGACTGGAACCCTTCGCGCACACTCGAAAACCTGGGATCAAATGGCGAGCCCGTATCCATAGCAGGGATCCTCGAGCACTTGGAGATCGGGCGTTGACCTACGAGATCAAATGCACGATCCCCGTTACGCCGCAACCGAAGCGCCGAGTGCGGGCCGCGTCCCATGGCGGGCGCGTTGTCACCTACAAGGACCGATCAACGAAGCTATTCGAACGAAGCGTGGCGCTATACCTTCGCCAATATGCGCCGCTACAACCCTTAGAGGGCCCGGTGAGGTTTCGGATTGATTTTATCCACCCACGACCCCGCCGACTACTACAACGCACCAAATCCGGCCAACCCGTGGCGCCTGGGCTACACTGGAAACCCACAACACCGGATCTCTCGAACCTATGCAAGGCGATCGAGGACGCCGCACAGGTAGCCGGAATCATCCACAACGATTCACAGATCGCCGAGTTACACGCGCTTGACTTCTACTCGGAGCGCGACCAGGAACCCCGGATCGTGCTCACGATTTCCGAATTGCCGGAGTGGGGGGGTGCGCGTGAAGATTAGCCAACTTTTCCCGCAAGCTCAGCTCTTTGGGGGCCTCGGCCTTTTTCGGCGCGGGCGGTGCTTTCGGGGCAGTCTTTTTCTTTTTCGGAGCGGCCATGATCGAACCTCAGAGGGTGGAGGACCACCATACCATAGCCGACGGCCTGGGGGAGTTTATGCACGTTTGGCTTGCCTATTGCGCGATCCTCGCGCTATTCCCAGGCGTGATCGTGCTCCTGGTATGCGGCGCGGTGGGATCTTTGTTCGCGCTCGTGATCTGTCCATGGCGGGCCGCCGTCTATCTCGGCGCATTGATCGAGGCCACGAAGAGGCTCGTGCAAGCGTGCTCAATGGGGGTGCTCAATGACCGCGACTCGTAGACTCGGATGCAACGCGGGGAGTTTCAAAGCCGCGAAATCCTACTTTGCCGACGTGCGCATCATATCCGACGGGCCGGGCCGCCGCGGTGCCCGCGAGCTGATCGAGGCCCTGGCAGACCTCGGGGCGCCTTGCACGGTGATCGCAACATATTTCGACACCACCGCCGAAACGGTTATGGACTGGCACGACGCAAACGCCGATCTCCCTGTCATCGTATGGGACGCACTGTTAGACCTCGGATCGATCATGATTCGGGAGGCGGAGATCCGCGAAGCAAGGCGAGAGGCCCTGAACACGTGCACCTGTTCCGCGTGTAGGCGCCGCCGCGCCGGGAAACGCCCGATCGCATTGACTGATATATTTGCCGAGATTGTAGGCGTGGGGGCCAACTATGCGGAATCATAAGGGAAAGAGCGGCACAGCTAATGTGTCATTGTGTCAGGGCCAGGGCGGCGCCGGGAGCGTGGATCCGCCTGTTAACAGGCGGATCCACGCTCCCGGCGCCGCCCTGGCCCTGACACAATGACACATTAGCTGTGCCGCTCTTTCCCTTATGATTCCGCATAGTTGGCCCCCACGCCTACAATCTCGGCAAATATATCAGTCAATGCGATCGGGCGTTTCCCGGCGCGGCGGCGCCTACACGCGGAACAGGTGCACGTGTTCAGGGCCTCTCGCCTTGCTTCGCGGATCTCCGCCTCCCGAATCATGATCGATCCGAGGTCTAACAGTGCGTCCCATACGATGACAGGGAGATCGGCGTTTGCGTCGTGCCAGTCCATAACCGTTTCGGCGGTGGTGTCGAAATATGTTGCGATCACCGTGCAAGGCGCCCCGAGGTCTGCCAGGGCCTCGATCAGCTCGCGGGCACCGCGGCGGCCCGGCCCGTCGGATATGATGCGCACGTCGGCAAAGTAGGATTTCGCGGCTTTGAAACTCCCCGCGTTGCATCCGAGTCTACGAGTCGCGGTCATTGAGCACCCCCATTGAGCACGCTTGCACGAGCCTCTTCGTGGCCTCGATCAATGCGCCGAGATAGACGGCGGCCCGCCATGGACAGATCACGAGCGCGAACAAAGATCCCACCGCGCCGCATACCAGGAGCACGATCACGCCTGGGAATAGCGCGAGGATCGCGCAATAGGCAAGCCAAACGTGCATAAACTCCCCCAGGCCGTCGGCTATGGTATGGTGGTCCTCCACCCTCTGAGGTTCGATCATGGCCGCTCCGAAAAAGAAAAAGACTGCCCCGAAAGCACCGCCCGCGCCGAAAAAGGCCGAGGCCCCCAAAGAGCTGAGCTTGCGGGAAAAGTTGGCTAATCTTCACGCGCACCCCCCCACTCCGGCAATTCGGAAATCGTGAGCACGATCCGGGGTTCCTGGTCGCGCTCCGAGTAGAAGTCAAGCGCGTGTAACTCGGCGATCTGTGAATCGTTGTGGATGATTCCGGCTACCTGTGCGGCGTCCTCGATCGCCTTGCATAGGTTCGAGAGATCCGGTGTTGTGGGTTTCCAGTGTAGCCCAGGCGCCACGGGTTGGCCGGATTTGGTGCGTTGTAGTAGTCGGCGGGGTCGTGGGTGGATAAAATCAATCCGAAACCTCACCGGGCCCTCTAAGGGTTGTAGCGGCGCATATTGGCGAAGGTATAGCGCCACGCTTCGTTCGAATAGCTTCGTTGATCGGTCCTTGTAGGTGACAACGCGCCCGCCATGGGACGCGGCCCGCACTCGGCGCTTCGGTTGCGGCGTAACGGGGATCGTGCATTTGATCTCGTAGGTCAACGCCCGATCTCCAAGTGCTCGAGGATCCCTGCTATGGATACGGGCTCGCCATTTGATCCCAGGTTTTCGAGTGTGCGCGAAGGGTTCCAGTCGCCGAGGATCTCGGATTTCTCGCGGTTGGATTTGTAGGCCGCGCGGAAGGCGGCGCGGTTTGCGGCTTGTGTAAATTCTGTTTGCATGCAGAGGGCTTTCCAACCACCGGCGGCCCTGACACCCGCCGCGATAGCCCGGGAGCGCGCGGCGTCGTCGTCGTATTCGTGCGCTTGGGGTGGTCGCATATGCCCGCGCTTGCCCACAAGCTCGAGTACCTGGCCGAATATTTCGTCGGCATCATCCAGGGCGGCTAGGCGTTTCAGGTTTTGGTTGCGCGGTAGTTGGTTGAGCACGGCGCCAATGGTCGGCCACGTGTTGGCCCATCGCGTGAGGATCACCCTGTGGATCGCTTCCTCCAGGTCGTTGTCTGATACCTCTTCGAAGTATCGCGCCCAGTGTTCGCCGATTCGTGCGGCGGTGGTCCCATCGGGGATCCGGTTGCCGTTGTCGATAAGCGTTTGCAGTGCGGCCCTTAGTGCGTCTGGAGTTGCCATTGTATGCCCCCTTGTGGCTGTAAATCTATGATCGTTTCGTCTGGAGGTAGAAAGGTGTTGCCCGTAACCTCGCGCCCTCTTTGCGGTGTCCGTGCGCGGATATCCTCCTCCCGCTTTGCCCGCTCTGCCTCTTCGTTTATCCACCGTCCCGCCTTCATCCACCCTCGGAAGTTTCGGCCCAGTATCCAATAAAGCGACGCTTGGAAGTCGCCC